TGTTCCCCGCGAAGTAGTTGTTGGCCGTAGAAGCATTATAGATGGCGTAGTTTGTCACCGTACCCCCGTTGGAGGTGCCCCCATTGCCGCTGAGATAAAGGCCGTAGTTGTTCGTGGTGCCCCCGTTCGGCGAGCCAGAGGGCACCGTTCCATAGAAAGCTCGATTGCTAACCGTCCCTCCGGCCGACGAAGAGGCGGTCGTATTACCCGCAAAGAAACCGTAGTTGTTTATCGTTCCCGTCGTCGTACCATCGCCGTTGGTTATTGGAGACGCTAGATACTGCGTGAAGGTGGTCATGGGAGTATTGCCGTTCAGCGTTGGCGTCGAAGCGACATAATCATATCCATTCACAATGGTATTGGTGAAGCCGGAATTCAGCGTAAGGAGGGAGTTGATGCCTTGAAAGTTGCTGTTGCCTATCGCCCCACTTCCCATCCGGGGAGCTGAATTGAACCCGATCATAGTTCCCACAGAAGCCCCAGTGGGTGTGAAGGTTGGGGCGTCAAGAATGCCATACTGCGTGCCGGTAACCGAAGAGGCGAGGGTCGGGTTAACAAGGACACTCTGCGCATTGGCAGTCGTATAGGTGCCTCCTACGTTCAGTTGCGCGGTTGGCGCAATCGTCCCGATTCCCACAGTGCCACCCATGAAGATTGCCGCCGGGCCGGTTGAATTTTGCTGTACTGCAAAGGTAGGAGCGGCAGAGGTGCTGGAAGCGGATAGTGTTGCCCAAGGCGAGGATGTACCCACGCCGAGCCTGAAAAACGCGTTGTTCCAAAACAGGTTCGGGTTGTTTTCAGTGAAGGTTGTGCCATTGAAAAAGGGAATGGAACCGGTCTGCCACGTCGAGGTACCGGTGCAGCCGTTGATCGGGTAGCAGACACTCGCGCTAGCAAGCGTCGGGGCTGCCAGAGCGAAGGTGAGAATTATTAAGAGAAATCGTTTCATACGTCGTCATTTTCGATAATCCGCAACAAGAGCACCCGTGGGATAACTGCCTGTCGTGGTGATGCTTGTGCCGGTGATCGTGTAATCGACACTTGGGGTAAGCCGAGTGCCTGCGTATAGTTTAACACTCCCAGCGACGGGGGTGTTTGCAAGTGTCCAGCTCGTGCCGGAGCCGCTTACGACTTCGCTGTCTACGGGCGTCCCGTTGCCGGTCAGGTTCGCGAGGTCGGTAATCATCTTCGCGGTGATGCCGAGGACCAGGCTGTAGGTTTTGGCCGCCGTGTTTTTGTTGGTGGCAGTCGTGCCCTCTTGCGCGCGCGTGATGGTAAGAGTATCGCTCGTTACATTCGTGACGCGGACGATCTCGACATTCGGGTCGTTGGCGGGATTGGGGTAGTCGGTGCTGTTCCACCATATCAAATTGAAGGGCGGGCTCGGGAGTTTCGAGCCTTGACCGGATTGCAAAGTGATCGATGTTGCGGAAGAAGTGTAGCCCGTAGAAGCTTGGACCTGGATGAAATTCGCTACGCTGTCGAGGGTCATACTTCGATGGTTTCGGGGCGCACGTAGCAGCGACAATCAGGATGCAAAGGGGGAGCTTCGATGTCGCCGTAGTTCGCCGTCATAAATCCGCCGTCGGTACCTTTGATGGTGTCACCGGCGTCATAGAAATTGTCGTCGATGCTAATCTCCTTGCCGTCCTGCTCCTGGCAGAATTGGCAAACCTTCTCGTCTTCTGCGGTGTACCACTTCACCGTCTTCACCACGCCACTCAGGCGCCACGCGTCCTTGTTGGCGAGATTGGCAGCACGGAAGCTTTCGGTCTTGGCGATGAGGCCGGCGCGGCGCTCGTCGGCGTAGCTGTAGACGCCATCGACGGCATCGGTGAGTTCGCTGAGGTTGGTGCCGCCCTCCTGCGTGAGTTTCTCGCCCAGCACGTCCTTGAGCTGATCGAGCGTCGTCTCGTTGTAGCTGGTCGCCATCTTGGAAATGCCGCGATCCAGCGCGTCGCGCACGCTCTCGTCGGCGAGGATGTCCTGGTGCTGCGCGCCGATCATCGCGAGTGCTGCCGTCGCCTCGTCGCGCGTGAGCGAGGCGAGGATTGGCGTTACGAGGTCGATGGTGATGCCGATCCATTCTTTCGCGTCGAACAGTTCGCCGAGCGCCTTCTCGACGCCCGTGGCGCTTGGGAGGTTTTCCAGCACTTCCTTCCGCTGCTGGGCATTGAGGCTGCGGAATGCGCGCTGTAACTCCGCCTCCGCGCGCCCGGTGCGGTCGGCAAACCGTTTCCAATGCTCCATGTATTCGGAGTGGCTTAAATCCTTGAAGCTCTTGACCTGAAATGACGGGGCTGCGTCGAGCTGTTTCTTGAATGCCTCCGTGAGCGCCCGGCGCATATGCGCAGCGCCGCTATTGGCACTCTTGCCGCCGGTGCGAATGCGCACGGCGCGGGTCCGCCAGCCTTCGGCAGTCTTGGCGAGTTGCGGGGTTATATCCTCGCCTTCGGGCTGGTCGGTGGTGCCCGCCTCGGTCATCGTTGACGGCATCATGAGCTTGTCGCCGCCCTCAATTGGCCCGAGCCCGAGATACGTCTTGCGCGCTTCGTTCTGTGTCATGAGCGGCAAGCCGCCAGAGGCCGCCGTCATTTCCTGCGTGCGAAATGCCTTATCTTCCGGCACCGGGTCGATGAATGTGAGGTACAGGTCCTCGCCGTAGCGCGGTACGAGGAATTCATTCAGGAAGGAGATGACCAAAAGCATTTTCGGTTTGATGGTGCGCTTGCTGAAAACGTAATCCGCTGTCTCGGCGGTTGCGCGATTCGTGTCTGACTCTGCGGTGCCGAGGATGGTCTTGCTGACGCGGAATGCTGCGAGGATGCGGTCTCGGGTAGCTGTCGTAAGCTTCTCAAAATCCATGTCGCGCTGGGTGAGGCCGGTGTGCTCAAGCTTTGCGCCTTTGGGCAGCACCGGGATTTTGTGGGCGTTTTCATTCCCCGCATAATTGTCGCGAAAGCTACGCTTGATGCGCTCAATGTTTCCTTCGACGTTCGTCTCACTCTGGATGTAAAGTCCTACCTGAGCACCGTTGATGAAGAATTTGCGGTTGTACTCCATCGCGTAGTTGTCGCTGTCGATCCACGTCGGGATCGTCTGTACGACGCCAATGCCGACATACGGGTCGCCGGGGTCGGGGTATTTGATGTGAAGGATTTGGTACGTCTCGAAACGGAATATTTTATTGTCGATGGTGAATTCGTAGTGGCTGATCTTGTATGGAAACGTGCTTTTGTTGAGCTTCACGCGCACGCGTCCGGGGTTGAGGAGGTAGATCGCGCGCGGCTTGTCCGTGTCGCTATTTACACCGTCGAGGAACCAGTAGCAGTTTCCGGTCAGCTCAAGGTGCGCCATCGTGGTGTACTTGAGTTCGATGCCGGTCATCGTCTCGTTGACGCCTTCCAAAAGTGTCAAGAGCGGATGATCTTCCTGCTCCTCGTGGTCTTCGCCTTTGATCTGGTAGAGCCGGAGCTGGATGTTGGCGACTTCTGAGGCGATGGCGTTGACGGCCGCGAACGCCCAGCCGGTGAAGTTGCCCATCGCCTTGCCAGCGTCGACGTGCTTGGCGCCCGTGGGCTTGTAGATGGCGAGCGGGTCGTCACCGAGGGTCTCGGCTTTGGTGGAAACGTCAGGGATTTCGGATTTGAGCGTGCCGCGGCGGTCGCGGAGGACTACGGCGCCGTTACTGTGGAAGCCTTCGTAGCTGTTGACGGGGAGCGTGTCCTTGGTGTAGCCGTTGCGAAGCCAATCGAAAAAGCGAGGCATAGAGGTGCAATAAGTTTAACACCCTGCGTTGCATGGATTGGCGCGTGCGTGGGGATATTCAGTCTATAATAGGTTTCTTTCGTTTGTATCCCGGATGCCTCTTGCGCCAGTTACGCGCCATACAAAGTGGAGAGCAGAAACGTCGATCCTTGTTGAGTGCTCTAAAGTGTCGTTTACATTCTTCGCATATGCGGTCGTTCCATTTCGGAGTACGCCATTGCTCTCGCGCATGCTGTCGATGCCACGCACGTCCTTCTTTTGAACGATGCCAGGCCTTTGTGAGATGCCGAACCTTCGCTGCTTGGTTTGCCGACTTCCTTCGTCGAGATGGCGCTCGCATATGATGACTTAGATGCTTGCCCGCATCGATCGCTTCGAGATTGGAAGGATCGTTATTGAACGGATCGTGGTCTTTGTGATGAACGTGCATACCGGCAGGAATAGGGCCGAAATTGTCGATGTAAATTTGGCGATGTAGCGACTGCGGTGGCTCTTTCCATTTATCGTGCCGCCAATAATAAACTCTATGCTGGCGATTCTTGGAGTTCGGTTGCCTGCGATATATCTTGTCTCGGTATGAAATAGTGATGGAATGCACATGTAAACTATACCAGATGCACTCATGTGTGTAATTCAAACGTAATGGACAACCTGCTCTTCAATCCCTGCCTGCGCCACTCCTAGGATCAAGTTAACAATCGCGTCTACACCATCATCGAATTTCTCACCTCCGAAGCCGAGGATTTGCTGCAATAATCTTTCGCACCCGGTACGTGGAAATTTCACGGTCCCGTTCTTGATATAGCGAACAGCAACACGCAGTCGAGCCCGCTTGTCTTTGATCGGATGTATCGCGGTGACGGCGAAGTTCCGTCGTTCCATTTCCTCTATTGCCGCAGCTTGATATGCCACCGACTCAACATACCACTCGCTACTCATCGTTGAATTATGGCGAATGTCGTCCATTCGTTGAATGGTATCGTGGAAGCCCATGCGCTCGATGACGGGATGGGGCAGGATATACATCTCAAGCTTGCCGTTCGGCCACGTCACTTCCCCACTCACGATTGCCGTGTAGTCTGCGCTTTGTTTGGTACTGATGGCCAGGTCAACACCGTGCGCGAGGTAATTCCCGTCGTCGAATGGCGGATCGTCGTAATAGTGGATGTCCTCGGGAAATACGTCCTGCCCCTCCTCCGGTACGACCTGCAACAGCATCTCGCGGCGGAAACCGATGTCGCCCAATTCCTGCCGCTTGGTGTCGATGGCTGCCTGTGTCGGATATTTTGCCGTCCACGTGCAGCGCTCGATTTCCGTGCCATCACCCTCGCGCAAAAGCGGGAATTCCAGCACGGTGAAGATGCCGGTGTTCTTCAGCCGCGCCATCAAGCCGTCGGTGTGCAGCCAGTTGCCGATAAGGATGACGCGGCCGGTCTGCTCGTCGACGGAGGGCAGCACGTTGCCGCGGAACCAGCGGTCGCTCTTGTCGCGGTTCTCCTGGGTGCGCACCCAGTCGAGGTCTTCCACGTCGTCGGCGACGACAAGGGAGGGCCGGTGCTGCCGGTGCTTGAGCCCGCGTATCTTCTGCCCACGGGAGCGCGAGAGGATGCGGACGCCGTTGTCGAGGACGGCATTCATCGCCTGCCAATCCTCGTCGCTCTCCAGCGTCGGCTCCGGCCGGGGATCGTCGATCTTCCGGTATTTCAGGTGGCCGTAATCGCGGAGGATGAGGTCGTTGTTGCGCAGCTCGTGTTGCACGCTGGCGGCGTTGATCGATGCCTGCCCGCGCGTGTCGGCAAGCATGATGATGAAGGGATAGCGATCGGGGTGCTCCAGCGCGGCCCACAGCACGAGCGCAAGCGACGCCATTGTCGATTTCGCGCAGCCGCGAAAGCCGATGACTTCAAGCCGGCGCTGCTCGTGGTCTTGCAGCGCGCCGGCCATCTCGTCGAAGAAGTCGGAGAGGTCGGCTGGGAAGTGGTGCGGCAGATAGGTGAGGCAGAAGCCCTTGAGGGTCTTGGCCGCTGCGCGGCGGATTTCCGGGTCGTCTACGAGACGCTCAAGCTGAAGCGTCTCCGCGTTCATAGGCGCTTGTAGTAATTCGACTCATGATGCTTTTATGTCGGTCAATTGGAGCGTATATTTTCGACCATCATCGAACATAGCGAGGTCTGATCCCCACGAAGCTCGTTTGATGTCGGTTATGCGATAAAATGCCCGGCGGCCGTACTTCTGAAAGACTGGGATTATTTGTCCCAAGCTGTAATCAATCCACTTGCCCCTCTGGTCATAGTAGGGAATTGGATAGTGCCATCGCTCGGGTGGGTAGATCGCATTATGTGCGAGCCAAACGTCGGTCAGCTTCTCAGGGAACGCACGGCGGAGCGCTCGCTGGCGCCAATTAGGTCTAAGAATTGCACGTAAAATATTTCGCATAGAACGTTCGCTCGAACGTGCGCCCCGCTAGCCGCAAAGGCGCACACTCGAACGGGCTAGCTGATATACAAACAGTATATCACTGTTCTGGTATAAGCCGGACATTGTATTCACATGTTGTGTCCGGAAAGACATGTTCGGTATGCAAGGAGATTGAACTTGCTGTCGCTGTCCCAGAGAAATGCAACACTCTGCCTCCATAGCTACATTGATCATCAAATGCGCCACTAAGGCTGACAGGTCCTTGGCAATTTCCGCTGGTGCTCGAAATGATGCCGTTTCCGAAGCGCAACCGAAGGGTGTGGTTATCCTCATTGCAAAAGCGGCTCATGTTCCCGGCGCTCGCGACAAGGTGCTCCACACCCGAATATACAGGTCCCTGCTGCGCCATCGAACAAACGGGAACGACAAGGAAAATACAGCCCGCTAGGATCAACGGATTAATGCGCATCTGAAAGCTCCTGTGAGGTAATCCGCTGCGGCACCATCTCCTCAATCGTCGCCCTCGGCAACATCCCTCCCCGTGTCCACGCCGCGACGATGACGGCGCGGACTTCACCGGGTAGGGGCTCGTAGTGGATTTCCTTGGCGAGCATCTCGATGGGTTTCCTATAGAGGCCGTTGGCGACCTCGGCACTCAGCAGCGCCAAATCCATCATGACGACGTTTTTGGCGGCTTCGATGCGGTCCTGCGCACGCGGCTTGCTGCTGCCTTCCGGTGCGTTCTCCGGCGTCCAGTAGACAATCTTGAGCAGCTCCTCGCGCATGAGCCGGTAGTTGTCACGGGTGAGCGCAAGGCGCTCCTCGATGCGGGTGCGGTCGATCGCGACGAGCCCTTCGCGCGCTACCTTGTCGGCGATCTTCGAGACGTATTGATGAGAGAAGCCGCGATCGAAGTGCTTCTCAAGGGCGTGCTCAAGCCCAGCGACGGTGATGAGCGGGTCTTTGGCGCGCTCGTCGCGCACGACGCGGCGGATTTCCTCCTCTACTGGTGGTAGAACACGCATAGACCGATTATAACTTAATTCGAGCTTGCGCACGCGGCCGAAACCCATTAATGGTCAGCGCGGAGTCGGCGTCATCGATTGACGTTGTTTCCCTCCCTCGGGGGCAGATGCGGAGAAATCCGCCCCCGAAGAGGGAAAAATGGCCGACACGCTTTCAATCGACATTATGGGAATCGTCCACGCTTCAGCGAAGGGCGAATTAGCGATCGTCGCACTGACGATCTTGGTGATGGCGCTAATCACTTGCCGCTTCATCCTTCAACGATGGCGACGTTGATGTGCCGTGCACCTCCTTCCAATTCCACTCCTCCGCATGCGTAGCGAGCTGCAAGCTGGCCTCGATACTCTGGTAGAGCCCGTTGAGCGCTCGCTGGCCTTCCTGCATGTTCTGTCGGAGCGTCCCCATCGCCTTGAGTAGCACGTCGCACCGCTCCTGTAGGGCCTTGCGCTGGTCGCGGTTGTCCTTGGTGTGGGAGTCCGCGGCGTTCTCCAGGGTCTTGGTCTCCTCACCAAGCTTTTCGTTCTCTGCGCTGAGCTTCTCCGACTCCGCGACGATGGCGTCCAGTCCCTTCGAGACCCAATCTGCGTGGCAGGCGGCTCCCCATGCTTTCCGGCGGCATTCCTCGATGAAGGCTTGGCGATGCTGCTGCTGTTCGGCTTCGGTGAAGGTCATACGCCATCGGGCTGAACCTGGTCGAGGTCTTTGCCATCGACGAGTAAGACAACGTGATTTTTGGAGTGCGTGGAGCGGCGGAAGGCTAACCACGCTTTGAGAATGAGGATGAGAGTTTGGTAGGAGATGCTGCGCTGAAATTCACTACCCCACTTTGCTTGTATCTTCACCTCAATATTGTGCATACACGCCGATTGTATCACCCCTATGAATAAACGCCATCGCCGTACAGTGCGCGATCAGTTCCGACAAATTGCTTCGGTAGCATCGCCGCTTCCGGATTGTGCGGCTCCAGATCACATACAAAAGGGAGGAGGTTCGCCGGGTCTATTGCGCTGAAATCTCGATCGTCGTCGTTCATAGGCGCCGACGATCCGGCTTATGGGTGAGGTGCCAATGATCGCATTTATTGCATTTGTAGATATTGAGATAGGGAACGCCTTGACGCATCAAGGTGGCTGATTTGGTAAGACCTTGCTTCCGAGTAAAAGGTACTTTCGCGCATTTGCCTTTTCTGAGACGGAATGCAACAGCCTTGCGGTTCTCGCGGCGCTGATCCGTCATCGTGTTTATGCGTTCAACACGCGGCGCTTCTTCAAATCCAACGAGGTCGTTCATAGCATGTCGATGACTAGCTTAACACTACCCACAAACAATGCCACTAGGGAGAGAAAGAGAGCGAGGACGAGCAAGCCTTCAATGCGGTAGTTGCGCTTCATACAATTCCTGCTTTAGAGCGGCTAATGCAAGTTTCCAATCGTAACTGCTTGTTCGATGCGGGCGCCAGCTATCCCCTTCGCACGCTTCCCAAAGCTTGACGCGCTCGGGTGGTAGGAGGGTTTTAACGAGGGCGTCATATTGCGCCTTGTTACGGTTTCCCCCGAGGGATTTCCAAGCGTGGCAACGACGACATAGACAAACGACAAGGCGACTATCAGCGTAGGTGGCGGAGTTTGCTCGGGTAATGAGGTGGTCTGCCTGTAATACAAGTCCTTTAACTTTTCCTATTACTCCGCCTTCGAGAAAAGTGTAACCCGCTTCGCCCCCGCATTGTCGCACATTCCGCAATATGCAGCCGCCATCACGGGCAATGACGATTTGACGTAAAACCCCTTGGATTTCACGCTTCACGATGGCGGTATCGGATTTTCCTTCTATTCGTAATGGTGCGTGACGTTGCATTCTCCTCAACGCAAGGCGTTAAGGAGGATTGATGGTACCCCATCGTTTCCGATGAGGAGAATGAAACGCTGTCGGAATTATACCACTTTTCAAAGAAAGCACCCCGTTTCCGAGGTGCATAGTTTTTCAGGCGTCAAGCCGTGAACGCGATCACCGCGACCATGATTGCTGCCACAATCGGAGCCAGCGTGAGCGCGAGCGGCGTCGTCTCCGGTGAGGGCTCGGCACGATGCCGTGGGTCATCAGATGAACGCCTTGAGTTCCACGACGCGGCGGTTGTCGTAGTAGCCGACGCACTGCGAGGAACAGAAGACAGGCCGTGGTTCCGGGTGTCGTCCCTTCTCGTGACGGTAGACATGGATTTGGCCCTCCAGAGAACAGGTGCAATAGGCGCAGACCTGTTCGGGGTTCGGTGCGGGTTTAATCGACAACGTGAAACCCCCTCTCGAAGGTGCCGACGATGCGCGTCGGGCGGTCGACCTCGGCGAGTGAGCGATGATCCGTAAAAACCCAGCTCTTGCCGACCGGGACATCGCGAGCGGCGCGCCCGCGATCTTCCTCGCGCCATTTCCGCGCTTCGGCCTCGCACGCGTTCTTGTAGCAACGGGCGTTGCAGGCTGGGGTGCCCGCAAAGACGAAATCCGCCAGGTCCGGGTCGCGCATGAAGCGCGAGCAGCAACAAAGCTGTTCAGCCATCATAAAACTCCTGAAAAGAACGTGAAGTACCACTCCAATTATACTTCCGAACCGCGCGCTCGATTTTTGAAGGTGTGGAGAACAGCGTCGTTTCCTCGTCCTGACTTATGCCGCCGCAATAAAAGAAAAAGGCTCGCAGCGAGTGCGAGCCTCGATGAAGGTGCATAAGGGGGAACGTGCCCAGTTGGCTGGTTCGACAGCAATGAGACAGCAGGTTACGGGGATTATGCCCTTTAGCTGCTACGCGCGCGCTCGTCTGCCGGACTTGTGCCCCTGGACTATTGTACCGTGGAGCAAACGCCGTCGATGATGCTGAACAACTTGGGCGTCGCATTCGGGTTCTCGACAACCTTGCCGGTGAGGGCGAAGGTGGCCGCGTTGAAGAGCCGCCAGGCCGAGCGCTCGGTTTGAAATTCCTCGAACGTCGGCTCTTCCCATTCGCGCAACACGTCGGGGATGCGCTGCACGTTGATGATGCCCTCGCGGTACATCGACATGATGGCGTGATCGGCCCGCTCGTCGGTCAATAGCGTACCCTTGTACCGCTCGAACGTGCGGTGCTGGGCTTCCCGATGCAACGCCAGCGGCTCGATCAGCTCGCCGATGATGCCGGGCAAATCCCGCTTTAGGTTCGCGGTGTGCTTGCGTTTGATGACCGTATCGGCGATGAACGCGAGATTGTCGCAGACGAATACCCGCGAGCCAAAGCCGATGCCGACGGGAAAGCTACGGTCGTGGCTATTGCGTAGCGCGACCGTATCCTCGTAGCCGGTGTAGGTGCTGCGGAGTGACAGCAGACCGAAATAGCGGGCGCTGTCCTCTGTGACCCCATGGTGCTCGGCGGTGATCTGATGCCCATACATGCCGAGCGTCGTGCGCAGGAGGTCGACCACGCGGAAGTGCGGGATCGGAACGTGCGTCGTCGTCGCCGGCGGCGTTTCGAGCTGGCGCAGGCCGTCGTATTCAATCGCGGTTGCGCCGCGATGAAGCATAAGCGTCATAGCTGCTGCCTTTCAAAGAGCAAGGGAACAGCCTGATTGTACCATTACGAAAGACCGAGCCAGTCCACGATGCTGTATTCGCACTCAGCTTCTTTAGAAGACTTGGAAGGAGTGCGTGATTTAGCCGCTTTTCGTTGAGAGCGTTTAGAAGCTCGCGGTTTATCAGGTTCAGCCTCACGAGCCCTAAGCTCTATAAACTGCTCCTGAAGCAAGACTGCGGCATCTCGCTGCCCGATGCTCCTGATATGGGCGACGAGAGCGATGCAATCGCCTCCCTTTTTCAGCGCAAAGCAGTACCATGCGTTCTTCGCGGGCGTGATGACGATTGCCCGGTCGCCTCCTTGTTGGCATTGAGGACATTCACTGCGATACTGCTCTCCGTGTTTGGTGAGCTTCAATGCAAGAAATCCCGCCGCGGCTTCGACCGAAACGGCTTCTTTGATCGCGGTAAAGTCGATCGTCTTTGCAGTCACCCTATCCTCCTGTTAAGAGCTGACTGCTCCTAAGAATACCATTCCACCAACGACCTCAGCAGCCGTGCTCCCAACGCGTCTTGTTCTTATCCCTCGCGATGTCGCTTAAATCGCCTTTCGCTTCGGTGAGATGTCCGCAACTCGGGCACTCCTCGATGGGATTGTAGCCGTGGAAAAGTTCGTACCATCCTCCGTCCGTAGGAGTAGAGAAACCTTCTCCACACTCATCGCAGATGAACCACCAGATGTCGGCCATTTGTTTTCTCCATAAAAAAAGGCCGCAGGGTTCTGCGGCCGAGGCTATAGTCGCCTGATTTTCTTAATCGGCGCTCATGGCGTCGTTGGTGGAACGGCCTACTCGTCGCGGCGCTCGATGACGAGAAGGAAACCGTCGAAACCGATCGGCAGCCCGTTGAGCTGAAGATTGAAGCCGTCGCCGCTGCGGTGCTTCCAGGCGACGCCGATGGTTTGCAAGATGTCGTCGCCCCGGTCGTTCTTGCGGCCAGTGCGTGCGCGGACGTTGTGGGTCGGTTGGTCGGCCAATTACGCCTCCTGGGGTTTGCCGTTGGGGTAGGTCTTGCACGTGGGCTTGCCATCGGCCGTCTTCGTGCGGGCGATGATGTGGCCTTCGACGCCGCAGAGCGCGCATTTCCGGCCGTTCGATAGCGGCAAGCTCGGTTGCGGGACGATGCCGATCAGCTCCTGCAATTCGCTGTCGACCTGGTGCCGCTCGTCGCTCAGCTCGCCCATCTTGGTATCGAGCGTCGCCAGTTCCTCGGTGATTTCGTCCTTGCGCGTCAGCAACTCCATGACGCGCTTGTTTCGTTCTTTGTTGTCCAACTCCTCCTCCTGTGAGAGAGCAACCATGGTCAATTGTACCTCCCGATGATTATTCGGCGAAGGTGATGGGGGGATAGCCCACACGCTGGAAGGGCTGCGTAATCATGTGCCCGGATGGCACCGGTTTTGTCGAAGACGTAAAGAGCGGATGCGTTTTGAACAGGAAACTTTTACGCAATGAAGGCTTTTTCTCGGTCATCTGTTCCAGAAGCGTCATGATTGATGCCAACCGTCTCGTGGTCGGGGTGATAAAGGGGATGAAGAATGTCTTTGCGCCGAAATGCGACTTGTAGATTTCATTTTCGATAATGGTGATGTAGTCCTCAAACTTCCCCTTGATGGATGAGCGCTCGTAGTCGTATGAATGGACCGGCTCGGTTCCCGTATCAGCTTCGATGCCGGGAAGGAAGGAAAACCCCGACGGACTTTGGATGACGAACATCTCGCCATCCGGACGGATGTAGCGTTCTTTGGGCAACGGGATGCGGTCGGGCGCGGGATGGTTTCGGGTGCGCACCGGCGTTTTATCGCTCACGAGAATATCCGCGCGGGAGATTAAGGTGCCGCCGATCTCGAACGACGCCATGATCTGCTCGACCATGACCGCGTGCACGAGGTTCCTGACGGGGCGGCGCGGCGGAAGGATTACCCCGCGCTCGTGCAGCTCGGTAATCCCCTTGCTGTCCAGCTCGAAAAAGAGCGGCGTGTAGAGGTGGAGCTTAGGATTTTCCTGCTGCGTGTCGCAGACTTTGACGTAGCAGTTGGGCTCGCTCTTAAGGATTTGAAGCCGGTAGACTGCGTACTTGTAGGAAGTCCCGACTAAGGCGGCGAGGTACTCGGCAGAGAGGACTCTGTGCCCCGCGAGCGTCTTGAGGATAGAGAGGTCGAGTTCGGTGAGACGATGGGGAGGGACGGCAACGGTCGAGCCGTGCCGGTTCTTTACCGGAGTTCGGGAGAAACGTGATTTAGGCTTCGTGCCATTCATACGTCCTTGATAACGGAACCGCGAGCAATTTTAAATTGCTCGTCTTGGCTCAATTGCCTTAGCGTGCCTCAATTGTAGCATGTCACCAAGAATCTTTGGAGGGTGTGCCGGGGTCGTTGTCGACAACTAGCGTTGGCTTAGACCCCTTTGGCGGTAGTTGCGGTGATTCGAGCTTTGGAGGTGGTAGGGTAATCTTAAGTTTGCGAGAATATTTGTTGATTAACTCCACAAGCCATCCAATATCGTCCTCAGTGTGAGTGGAAGCATAGCGATATGCGTCGCGTAGGAGTGTGAAAGCGACTTCAGCCGTTAAGTCTAGCTCGTCCAAAGGTGTGCGCACCAAAAGCCGGTAAGCGTTCTCTTCAGGAGAAATTTCTGATTCTGGCCGCTCCGGTAGTTTCTCCATAGAGGTGATCTGCGAAGCTGGCTGAGATGCCGGTTTTGGCGGAACATAGGCATATCGTTCCCGATTGGCTTTGCGCAGTAGTTCGTACTGTGCGTCGGTAACTCGCGGCATCTTGTCGAATTCGACAAGCGGAAATTTAACTTTGATCGCTGTCTGCAATGCGGGACTGAAATGCGCGAACTCGTATTGTGGGATGTTGCTGAGAAATTCCGGCTCGCAGTTGCCCATCGAGCGTCTGAGGTTGGTCATATCCGCCGACGTTCGTGCTGTGAATTTGAGAGCGGTATTGGTGTAAATGGAATGCCGAACATGCTGGTCTTTGATCTGCTCCATGTGGTGCGCTGCTATGAACATGCCAATACGAGCGGCCCGCGCTCGGTCGAGGATATCAGCGAAGTGTAAATCTTCAGCGATGTAGCGTTGGCTCTCGTCGATGACAAAGGTGGTGGGCAATCTTGGCGCGTCCGTCGTCGTGCGCCGTTGCACACAGCGGCCAACTTCTTCAATCCAAAACCGCCCATACAAGTCAGGTGCGGCGCTCGCGTTGATGACGATAAGCCGGCCCGCGTCTATAGCATCGGAGAGGTCGAACGTCGTATCATCGCCAAATAGCCCCTCGAAGATAGGATTGGCAAAGAGGCTGTTGAGGCGCGCAATAATGTAGCGGCCATCACTATCTTTAAAATCATGTTCAAAAAAGTCTGCGACGGCGGAAGATAGACGGTCAAGGGAGAGGACA